TTGCAGGTGAGTTGTGGTGTAACACATAGATATTATTTCCACTAGCACTTACAGGTGCGGCAGTAAATGTCAATGTTGTACCACTGACTGCATACGCTGTTGTAGGTTCTTGTCTTACGTTTTCTACAAAGACTGCAACTCCATTTGTTGTCGCAGCTTTAGATAATGTAAAAGCAGTTGTACTTCCATCTCCACTAAATGTATCTTTAGTTACAGATGCAAAGTTTGCTGCAGGACTATTTCCTAAGTACGGCATATTATGTTATCTCCATAATTGAAAGCACGACATCTGTAGCACCACTACCTGTTACCTTCAGTACATCAGTTGTTTCCATAACAACCTTATTACCTGCTAACATTTCGAGTGATGACCCTGCAGGAATTGGTGCATTAGTTACTAACTCAACATCTTGGTTTGCTTCATTGTTTGCTCCTGCTCTGCTACTTGTATCTGATGATAATGTAACTGTTACAGTAGTTTGGCTAGATGTTGTGTTACCTAACACAAGACCCAAGATAACTGTTGTAGTAGAACCTGCCACAGTGTAAATTATATCTTCCGATGTAACTCCTGCTTTTGTAACTACCTTAAATGTATTTGCCATTTAATTCTCCCTATCCTAAAGCTATGGCTAACGCTGTTGCTTCGTCAGCAATGACTGTGTTTAACGCAGTGCCGTTAACAGTAATTGCATCTGCTTCGAGTGTGCCGTCTATGTCAGCATCACCACTAATATCAAGACTTGTTGCATCAACTTCACCTGCAACAGTCAATACACCACTAGCCACAGTCATTAAATCTGTATCGCCTGTGTGTCCTATTGTTGACCCATTAATGATTACATTGTCAACTGTAAGTGTAGTAAGTGTTCCTAAAGAAGTAACATTAGCCTGTGCTGCAGTTTGTAATGTACCTGCTAACTGTGTAGCTGTTAGTCTTCCTGTGCTTGGATTATATGTTAAATCACCATCTGATTCTAATCCTATATTACCACCATCTACATCGCCACCTGATGTAAAAATGATAGCATTATCTTCGTTTGTGCTTTCATTATCACTAATGGTTACTGTTGTTGCTACTGCTGCTGTAGTTGCATTTGCTACTGTTACACCTGCAATTACAGTATTAAGTGCTGTACCATTAACTGTTATGGCATCTGCTTCTAATGTACCATCAATATCTGCATCACCTGATATATCTAATTCAGTAGCAGTTAATTTAGCTGTCTGTAAATCTTCAAAGCTAGAACCTAACTTTAACTCAAACTGAGGTCCTGTAGTATTATATGTAAATGTAGCATCATCACCTGACCCACCTTCTATTGTAATACCTGCACCATTGATAACTGCACTTGTACTATTGCCACTATCTAATACAATGTTGTGGTCATTTAAATTTACAGTAGTTGAGTTTACAGTAGTTGTTGTACCTGATACTGTTAAGTTACCTGTAACTGTTAAGTTATCTGCTACAGTTACTTCTGATGTGCTATGACCTAATGTTATAGCTGTGCCTGATACACCTGTGCCGATTGATACAGATTCACTACTGTTTCCTGTGTCAACAATAAGGTATGCATCTGAACCTTGTTTGATTGTAAAGGCTGTTCCTGAGTTATCAGATACAGCTACATTAATATCTGTTCCATCAGCACTGATTGAGTCAAGTGCAATATCACCTACGTTAGTTATAGCATTGTCATTGAAAGATGTAGCACCAAGAGATATTGTGCCTGTTGCTGTAAGATTGCTAGAACCAATATCTATATTACCAAAGCCACTAGAGATAGCACCACTGTTTAATGTGCCTGTAGTAACAAGATTGGGCATAGCAGTTATTTCATCGTCAAAGTAAGCAGACAAGTCTGTTACTGCAACTTGCTTCATTGTACCACCATCATTTAGTACAACTCTATCTGCATCTGCTACTGTTGTAGATGTTGCACTTGTGTCACCATCTAATATATTTAATTCTGTTGCAGTTGAAGTGACTGTTGTTCCGTTTATCGATAAAGCATCTGTTTCTAATGTGCCGTCAATATCTGCATTTCCAGATATATCAAGAGATGTAGCATCAACTTCACCTGCTACAGTTAACACACCATCAGCTACTGTCATTAAGTCAGTATCATTTGTATGACCTATTGTTGTTCCATTTATTACAACATCATCTATATCTAACGAACCACCTGTAATTAATCCTGTAGTTGTTATTGTTGATGAACCTGTGTCAATAGTTCCAAAACCACTTGTTATAGAACCACTATTTAACGCACCAACAGTTGTTGCAGCAGTTGTAACAAGATTTGGCATTGCAGTAATTTCATCATCAAAGTATGCAGCTAAATCTGTAACTGCAACCTGCTTCATTGTACCTGCATCATTAAATACAACTCTATCTGCATCAGCAACTGTAGTAGAACTAGCAGATGTATCACCGTCTAATATATTTAGTTCGGTGGTTGTAACATTAGCACCATCAAGTATTTCTAGTTCTGCTTCAGATATTTCTGCACTACCAATTGTCACCGTACCTGCAAAAGTTACATTAGCACCACTAAATGTTATTGCAGTTGTTGGTGTAGAACCTGATTTAATTACAAGTTCACCACTTGAGTTTGTAAACGAAGCAAAAGTAGCACTACCGTTTTTAAGAGTAATGTCATCACCGTCTGCATCAAGAACTATATCCCCTGCTGCATCAAGTGTAATTCCACCTGAACTGGCAAGTTTGATGGCATCCACATTAGTTCCGTCAGAAACAATATCCAAATCACCATCAGCATTACTAAAAATATGTGTACCAGTGTCCTGAAAGTATAACTTTTCAGTACCGTTAATAAGAATGTCATCAGAGAATTTAAAGTAATCCTCATCTTCCATCCATGCAAGAACACCATCATTACTTTCTCCATCAAATGTTACAGTAATGTCTGTACCTGCAGTACCGTCACCAAGAGTTAGTGCAGTACCAAGCATTTTTGTAATAGGACCACCTTCGTTTGCAGTACCATCATGCGTATGTCCTGAACTTGCTTGAAAGGCTGCTAAAAGTTGGTTAAACTCATCATTAGTGTGTGCTGCTGTAATTACGTCACCGTCAGTATAAGATGACTGCCGTGTATACGTTGCTCCCATTTATCTTCTCGCTCCTAATTGATATTCCAAACCAAATCCTTTTAATGAATATGGTGCTGTTGTTGCATTATCATTTACTCTTAATGCCACTGCAAATCCTGAACCTTCTACTGGTTGTCTTACAAGTGGTTGTGAAGAACCACCATAAGTAGGTACACCATATGTAGATGTTCCATATATCGCTACCACATCTGTAGAATCAAGTGGATATGCGGCAGGTCTTGCAGAGTTCCTATCTTCATAATCATATCTTACAAACATATCTGCGTTAATTGCAGCTTCTGGTTCATAATTTAATATAACACGCTGCATATATTTTCTAATACCCGGATCACCAAATGTTAAATCAGGACTTCTATATCTGCCTGATACTTTTGTGCCATCAAAATCATTGCCTTTTTCTTGTCGGTAGATATAGCCGTCAAAACCACCGTGTAAAACTAAAACATCACCTTCTTCAACAAATGTATCTGTTGATGATGGTTTTATTCCTCTTAATTCTGCAAACTCAAAATTTTGACCTTTCATAACACAAATAACACCTTTTGTATTGTCCTCACCTGTGCCGTCTTTAGAGAAAAATATTCTGTATTGTGTTTTATCAGGTATAACAACTGATTCAAACAAAGCAGAGTCAGCAAGGTTATCGTCAAATATAGACTGTACGTTTGCACTAATAGTTCCAAGTTCAACGTCACCAATTCTTGCTGTACCTGCAACTGTACGTAATCCATCAGGTCCTAAGAATATTAAGTCACCTGCAAATTCCTGTATAGTATCTCCGTTAACACACCCAATATTTCTAGTAACAGGTGTTATTGCAAAGTCACTAGATGTACTTCCTGATAACTTAAATATTCTATTTTCACAAAATACAAATAAGTCATTACGGAAAGCTTTCATTCCTACTATAGTATCATCAACTTTAATACTTCCTGCACCACTGCCACTACTAAAAGCATCTTCATCAAATGGTTGACTAAATACAAGTGTTTGTGGTGTGCTAGACATACCTGCATAGAACATATGACTTTTAAAAGATGTTACAAACTTTGCACCTTCAACAGTGCTTTCTGTAACATCTGTAGCAGATAATGATGTGTTAAATACTGTAGGATCGTTGTTTCCATCCGTTACAATTATTTTATCATTACCATCAAAATTAAATCTTTCAAAACTATACTTACCTGCACTTGTTCTACCTGTATCTTTTTCTGTCCAACTTTCAGACACTACATCATCTACAGCATGAGCTGCAGCACTTGTAGAACTTGTTGCTCTTGTTACACCTGTAAAAGTTGTGCTTGTTTTGCCTGTATAAGTAAATATTTCTGAGTTAATCTGTAAAGTACCACTTGAGCTAAATCCTGTTGTACTATCAACTGTTATAGTTCCAGATCCTGTCATACCAGTAGCTTGTAAAATTTTTAAAGATAATTCAGTAGATGCAGAGCTAAATATTTTTTCTCCACGTGCAGCTAAAATATTATTATTAAAAAAAGCTACC